CAGAAGAACATTCTGGAGACTGAAAATCATCGCATCCTCGTGGAAGATACGGACGAGGGCGAGGTGCTGCGGGAACGTGTGCATGACCTCAAGCAGCTGGTAACAGCCTATCAGCTGGGCTGGATCCCGGAGGCACGGTGCGAGGATCACGTTTGGTGATATCGCCAAAGGGTGAAATTGGGGTCGGTATTCGTCAAAATTGATGAAAAATTCAATAAATTATTGGAATATCCGCGTGTAATCTGGGCAAAACAGAAAATAATGAAACAGATACAAATCGGGCTTTGCTTTTTTGTGGAAGTAGTGTATAATAGGATAGTTATAAATCTGCCCCGGTGTTGGTGAATCTGTACACCCCGGCAGTACAAGTAACGAGATGGAATGCTTTCAGTAGCCTTAACAGGCCTGTGGCACAGGCCTTTGACAAGGAGATCATAAAAGTGGAGAAATTTGTTATTACCGGCGGTAAGCCCCTGCACGGAGAAGTGACCATTTCCGGCGCAAAAAATGCGGCTGTGGGCATCCTGCCTGCAACCATTCTGGCAGCGGATGTCTGCGTGATCGAAAATCTGCCCGATATCAGCGATGTGTCGGTCAGCCTCAAGATTCTGAGCACCCTTGGTGCACAGGTGAAGATGCTCAACCGCAACACCTACGAGATCGATACGCGGCATCTGGTCACTACCAATGTGCCGGACGATCTGTCCCGCCAGATGCGCGCCAGCTACTACTTCCTTGGCGCACTGCTCTCCCGCTTCGGCAAGGCACAGGTGGCCATGCCCGGCGGCTGCAATCTGGGCCCCCGCCCCATCGACCAGCACCTGAAGGTGTTCAGTGCACTGGGCGCAGAGGACAGCGTGGATTACGGCATGATCACCGTGCGCACCAAGCAGGAGCTGACCGGTGCCCATATCTTCTTTGATAAGGTCAGCGTGGGCGCTACCATGAACGGTATGCTCTCTGCGGTCATGGCCAAGGGGCAGACCATTCTGGAAAACTGCGCCAAGGAGCCCCATGTGGTGGATCTGGCAAACTTTTTGAATATGTGTGGCGCAGATGTGCGCGGTGCCGGTACCGATGTTATCAAGGTGCGCGGTGTGGAAAAGATGCACGGCTGCACTTACAGCATCATCCCGGATCAGATCGAAGCCGGCAGCTATATGGTCGCTGCCGCGGCCACCGGCGGCGATGTGCTCATCAAGAATGTTACCCCCAAGCACCTGGAGCCCATCACGGCCAAGCTGCGCCGTGCAGGGATCACTGTGGAGGAATTTGACGATGCTGTGCGGGTATCCCGTACCGGCGATATTCTGCCGCTGAAGATCAACACCATGCCGCACCCCGGCTTCCCCACCGATATGCAGCCCCTGATGGGTGTGCTGCTGAGCGTGGCCAAGGGCACCAGCACCATCACCGAGAGCGTGTGGGACAACCGTTTCCGCTATGTGGACGAGCTGCGCAAGATGGGTGCCAGCGTGCAGGTGGACGGTCAGGTGGCCGTGTTTGAGGGCGTAGAAAAGCTCAGTCCCGCACCGCTGCGCGCTTCCGACCTGCGTGCCGGTGCCGCCATGGTGGTGGCCGCTTTGATGGCTGACGGCACCAGTGAGATCGAGGAAATCGGCCATATCGAGCGCGGCTACGAGAATATCGTGGAAAAGCTGCGCGGTCTGGGCGCTGATATCAGCAAGGTGGAGCGGATGCCCGCTGCGCTGGAACAGGCCCTGTAACACAAACAACAAAACAAACAGCCTGCCGTAAGTTCTGTGCGGCGGGCTGTTTTCAGGTGGTAACATAAGAGGTTTTCATGGCAGAGTTCATTTCATTGTATTCCGGCTCCTCCGGCAACAGCAGCGTGGTGCGCTGCGGTGCGCAGTACCTCATCGTGGATATGGGCAAGGGCGTACGCACCACCACGGCAGCGCTCAAATCGCTGGGGCTTGCCGTCAGCGATTGCGCGGGCATCCTTGTCACCCACGAGCACAGCGACCACGTCAAGGGGCTTTCCACTTTCCTGAAAAAGAACCCGATGCCGGTGTACGGCGCAGCGGCTACGCTGGATTTTCTGGACGCCAACGATATCGTGCCCGCCAACTGTGAGCTGAACACGCTGGAGGGCAGGGAAGAGGACATCGGCTGCTTCGGGGTACAGTCCTTCCCCACCAGCCACGATGTACCCTGCGTAGGCTACCGCATTCATACCCCGGACGATAAGACCATGACCATCGCCACCGACCTTGGCACCCTGACCCCGCCGGTGCACGAGGCGCTTTCCGGCTGCGACCTTGTGGCGCTGGAAAGCAACTACGACCTGCACATGCTGCGCAGCGGGCCCTACCCCTACTATCTGCGCGCCCGCATCGAGAGCGTGCGGGGACACCTTTCCAACGACGAGTGCTCCGCAAAGCTTCTGGAACTGATCCAGAGCGGCTGTAAAAAGTTCGCCCTGTGCCATCTCTCGCAGGAGAATAACACGCCCAGCCTTGCCTTGCAGACCGTGTTCACCACCTTGGGTGCAGCCGGTGTCGTGCCGGAAAAAGACTGCATCGTGCAGGCACAGCGCCGCAACGAGGTAAGCCCTGCATTAGAGTTCTGATTTGTCACAAAATAAAGCCATCTGCAACAGCTGATTCCGAGGGCTTCGAACCTCGACATGCTGCGGCAGATGGCTTTTTCTTTGCGCAGTGCTGCGCATTTATTTTGCAATGGTTTCTCTCAAGAGATGTACAACTCCGACAGGAATAAAACGACTTATTCTGCGGCTTTCTGTACCCGGATATCACTGCCCAGAAACTGGATCTGCACAAAGGCTGCAAGACGGCTGGAGATCTTCTCCGTATACAGCTTTTCCAGCAGCGCACCGTCCGTGATATTGGTGGTGACGATGGTAGGCAGCTTTGCGCCCAAGCGGTTATTCAGCAGGCTGTACAGATTCGTCAGGAAAAAGCTGGAATTGAACTCGGTGCCCAGATCGTCCAAAATCAGCAGGTCAGCGTTGCAGGCAATCTGGAACAAGGTCTCCTCCTCGCCGCCGGGGTCGGTGCCGAAATGTAGCGCTTCCAGCTTGCCGAAAAAGTCCGGGCAGGAGACATAGATCACATCATAGTTCTGCCGCAGCACCTCACCGGCAATGGCAAGGGCGGCATGAGTCTTGCCCAGCCCTGCATTGCCCACCAGCAGCAGGCTTTCGCGGGTGGCAGGGGAGAAGTCCGCGGCGTAATCCCGCAGGTCAGCCAAAACTCTGGCCATATAGCTGCGCACGCTCTCGCCCAGCGCTTTGTCCACCGTGTTGGGGTAGTAGTCCAGCTGCATGGTGTCAAAGCTGGAGATGGACAGGCTGGACAGCTCCTCGATCTCCTTCCGGCGCAGCTGCTGCATTACCCGGCGCACACAATCGCAGGTGCGGCCGTCCACCGTGCCGGTGTCCTCACACCGCTTGCAGGTAAACTTTGGCTCCAGTGCATCCGCAGGGCGTCCGCTTGCGGCCAACAGGGCAGTCAGCTTCTGCTTTGCCGCCGCAAGGGCAGCAGCAGTCTCGGTGCGGTCCTTGCCGGAGGCTCCGGCAATGGCGCAGCGGATGCCCCGCACACGCACTTCCTCCTCGGCGTGGCGCAGCCCGGGGATGGCAGCTTCGGCCTCGGCCTGTGCATCCTGCGCTAAGGCGCGGGCGGTCTGACGCCGCATGGCTACGGTGCGCAGTGCCTGCTGATACAATTCGTTTTTGGTACGCATAAAGGCTCCTTACTCCGGTTTCTTGATAAGAGAACGGCGGCGGGTGGCGTTTTTCAGGATATCGTTTCCGCTGGGTGCAGCGCGGTCCACCCGGATATTTCGGCTTGCTCCGGCTGCAGCCACTGGGCCACGCACATCGTGGATGCTGCGCAGACCCTTGGCGTTCCATGTTTTCAGAATGCTGTTCCAGTACCACAGATCCCGCTTGGGGCCGGCCTGTACGGCGGCTTCCTGCACCATGGCGTCATCGTAGCCGTACACCTCGTACCAGCGCGCAATGGCCTTGCGCCCGCCCAGCGTCAGCTCCTCGGGGGTGATCTGCAGCAGGCTGCTGACGTATTCCTCGCGGCTCTGGCGCAGCGCCAGCAGCTTTAAGTGGGCATCGGCCTGCTCGCCGGTCTCCACGCCCTCAGCGCGCCAGACCTTCAGCTCATGGGTCACAGCGGCCATGGTGCGCTTGCCCCGGCTGGCCACATAAGCTACGCACAGCATCACGGTCTCGGGCGCAAAGCCCTCCTGCACATACAGGTTCACCAGCTTTTCCATCTCGGTGTGAGTCAGTGGACGGGCAAAGCTGGTCTGTCCGCAGTCGATCAGGCTGGAGATCATAGGGTCGGTGCGGCTGGCGGCGGCGATCTCCGCCCAGCGCATAGGGGCAGGGGCGCTGGGCTCTGCGCCCGGTGCGGCGTTTTCTTCGTAGCGCTCCAAAAGCCCCGCACCTGCCCAGAACGCCAGCGCGCTCTCTGCGCTGATGCGGCTGCGCAGCTTGAGGTCGGCGCAGATCTTGTCCGGGTCGGTCACGCCGGTGGCCAGCACATACAACGCCACCCGCACATTGTATTCTTCGGCAATGCCCAGCTTGGAGAACACCAGCTGCGGCACGGCGATGGTATCGCCCTTCAGTTCTTTCAAACGGTAGATCATGGTTTCCTCGTTCGGTTTATTCGTTGGCAGTATCTGGCTCGGCAGGCGGCTCCCAGGGGTCGCAGTCCATCATGTCCGGGCAGTTGTTCCAGCGCTCCGGCTCGGCCTCGTAGGCGTCCTTCAGATACTGCGCGGCGGCGGCACGCCCTTCGTCTGTAAGCGGGAATACCTCCCGGCGGCGCAGGGCGGGGTCGGTCTTGTCGATCGTCCAGGGCGCGGGCCAGTAGTCCACTGTGAGGATCTTTTCCTCCTTGGTGGCATCCGCGCCGCCGTCCGGGTCCGGCACGGTGCGCTTGCCCGGGGTAAGCCGGTAGCGCAGCCCGGCCTCGTTGCCGCTGTAATCATTCTTGCACAAAAAGTAGTGCAGCAGGGGAACAAAAATCATGGTGCAGCTCGTCCTTTCCGGCAAAAGGCGCGGCCTTTTGCGCAATCAATTCTATTATAAAGCCGCCGGGCTAAAATGCAATAACTTTTTGTGAAACACTCTGCAAAAGCTGCCCCGCTTACAGGAAATCCGGCCTTGACAGCACCGTAGAAATATGGTAAAATATTGCCTGTTGCAGCAGATGTGCAATGTGCTACTGTGGCTCAGCTGGTAGAGCAGCTCACTCGTAATGAGCAGGTCGCCTGTTCGAATCAGGTCAGTAGCTCCAAAAATCCCGCGAAACTACGTTTAAAACGTAAGATTTTGCGGGATTTTTTCTTTTCAAAAAATTGAGATTTCAGAAAAACCGCAACACAAACCGCAACATAGCACAGCGCACGACAAAACACGACACGCAATAAGACGCGACAAAACACGCAATTGTGATAATTTATACAGGTGCTTTACACAATAAAAAAGAGCCGCAGCTCCTTGTAACGGGAACTGCGGCTCTTGTCATGTACAGATCACTTGCCCTGCGCCTTCAGGCGGTCATAGGTCTTATCTGCCTCCAGTGCGGCGGTGGTGAAGGAGTTATTCTTCCACCACGAGATCAGCGCGGCTACGGTGGTAATGCCCGCCGTCACCAGCTGCTCTACGGTAGCGCTCTCGATGGGCAGCACGGGCTTGCCCAGAGCGCTCAGCATCTGATTGGTCAGTGCTAGCAGCAGGACAGCGGTGCGGGCGATGGTTGCGGTAGAGATGCGATACTTAGACATGGTTAGATCCTTTCTGCTCTGTGGAGCTTTCTGCTTTTTGCTTGAGGATATCCACGGCCTTGATAATGACCGCCGGGATTGGCAGCCCCATCAAGCCCGCATTTTCGATAATAGAGATCGTTTCATTGGCCACGAACGCGATAACGGCAGCGTCCCGCACGAAGTTGGAGCCCATCACGGCATCCAGACGGCAGGCAACCAGCACAATCAGCAGGGTCTCGCCCTTGCGGATCAGTCCCTTCCAGCCTGCGCGGCTTTCCAGCGTGCCGGTCTCGGTCTTGGGGCTTGCGTGGAAAACGCCCGCCACGATCAGACCAGTGATGTAGTCGATGGCCATAAAAATGACCAGCGTTTGCAGCGCCGCGTCCCAGCCGCCGTACAGGCTGGCAATGGCACCGCCGATCAGCCCCACGGCAGTGCAAAAGTATTCCTTCATTTTTTTCAATCCTCCTCATCTTCTTCCGCAGCGTCCTCCCACGCCTGCTGAATGCGCTTTCCATTGGCACAAATCGCATCCAGCGTGGCATCTGCCTGCACATTCGTTGCGATCATGGCCTTGTCCATCGTGTCCATGCCGAAGTATCCTGTGAACACCTCGCCCGTGGGCAGCGGTGCAGCCACTGCGATCTTTGTGATCTTGTGCTCCTCCAGCGTGGCCAACACGTCAGAGATCCACTCCGCATAAGGCGCGTCAGAAATCAAATAGCTTGCCATCGGCATCACCCCCTTACAGCGTCCATCTGCTCTTGTTCGCCCGGGTATCCACGTGCACCCAGCCGGTGGCTCTGCCCGCCTTGACGGGGTAGCGTCCCACACCGCCCCAGTCCGGCATCAGGCTTTCGGCGTAGGCAGCTACGTCCTCCACGCTCACGCCCGGCACCCGGATGTCTGCCGCCCGGCCCAGCAGGTGCTGGCTGCTCTTTGCTCCGCCCACGACTGCGTTGTGCGCCGCCGTCCGGTACCCGCTGGTGATCACCACCGGCTTGCCAAAGTGCTCCCGGATGCACTGCAGCACCACGGTCAGCGCCTCGTCCACCATAACGGTGTCGGTGCCGTCCTTACAGCGCAGCTCCCGCACCTTAAAGTCCGGTGCAAGGCGGCGTTCTCCGTCCTTTGCAAGACTATACTGTCTGATCATCTCGCTTCACATCCTTTCCTTACAGCCGCTTCAGCAGCGCAGCGATGGGCTCCATATAAAACCGCTCGTAGCCTGCCTTGTTGGGGTGGGTGCCGTCGCCAGTGTACTTGCCGCTCAGCCCGCTGACGCCGGAGCCACCCATAGGCGGGGTGGTCTCCGCAATGTCAACGTAGGGCACGCCCCATTTTTTCAGCGCCGCAAGGATGGCAGGCTTATAGGTCTTGTACCAGTTTTCGCTGCCTGCAAACATCCCGCCGTGCGGGAACACATAGGCCACGCGCTTGTCGCTGTGATTCGTTGCCAGATCGTCCAGCATCTTCTCCAGTGCGCCGGTCATGGTCGTTTCATCGTAGGCAGCGGCAAACCCATCGGTCAAGGTGCCCACAGGGGCGTTGTTCCAGGCATCATTCACGCCGCCCTCCAACAGGATGTAGTCTGCCTTTGCAAGCGCTGTGGAGTTTGTCACCACTGTGCTGATGCAGCCACGGGTGCCGCCGTATACCTTATCGGTAATATTCGGGGTCAGCGTTGCGCCGTCCACCGCTTCATTGGTCAGGGTCATGCCGTACTTGTCTGCAATACATTTGCCGTAGCCGCCTGCGCTGCTCTTGCCGTAAGCGATGCTGTCGCCTGCAACGTACAGCGTTTTTCCCGCCAGCGGGCTGATGATCTGACCGCTGATGTCAAACACTTCCATTTTACCACCCCTTCTCGATGTAATCGTTCACCTTGTCGTCACTCAGCAGGCCTTTATACACTCTGCACTGATACAGCGTACCCAACCAGAACTGCTGCTTTTTGCTGCCGTCCGCGCTCTGCGCCGCACCGATCAGGAAGGTCTGGGGCACATCTATGATTGTGCCGTTTGTGGTTTTCCACTCCGTCAGCGGGCAGTAGGTACTGCCGCCGCGATATTTTCTGCCGTCGATCTGCACTGCATACCGCGTACGGGTCTTGAAGTGTTCGATGCTGTCCGACAGGGTCACGCCGCCGTAGTTGTAGTAGGCAAACTCGGTCTTTTTGTTCAGCGGGCTGCTGGTGGAGTTGAAGCCGGGCAGATTGCCGGTATCACCGGTCTCGGTCAGGCAGTGCAGGAAGGCAGGCCATGTGTTTGCATTAAAGTCGTCCCCCGCTTTCGCATCCACTAGGATCGTGTATTGCGGCGTCTCGGTGGAGGCGTGCTCCAGCAGCTTCAGGCCGGTGTCCAGTCCCTGGGTCAGCACGGTCTCGCCGGGCAGACTGTAGATCAGCTGTGCTGTCTCCACTACTTCCACCGTTACCGCGCAGCTTGCACTCTTACCGCCTGCTGTGGCAGTCACGGTGCAGTTACCTGCTTTGATGCCTGTCACCACGCCGTTTGCCACAGTGGCAAAGCCGGTAGGCAGAACGCTCCACACCACCGCCCTGTCGGTTGCGTTCGCGGGCAGCACGGTGGCCGTCAGGGTCTTGCTCTCGCTCTCGTTCAGGGTCATGGTCACGGCGCTCAGGCTCACGCTCTGCACCGGAACTTCCTGTGCACTGCCGCCCCACTCTGCACGCAGAGCATTCAGGGTGGGCTGCATCGTGTTGGTCTTATAGGCTGCATTTTCAAACAGGTTCAGCAGCAGCGCCTTTGCGTTGGCGGTAAAGCCCTCGCCTAGGTCGCCCTTATCGCCTGTGGCGGCGGCTGCAATGCCCGCTTCCATGTGGTTCAGCTGGGCAGCCGTCAGGGTCTGACCGTCCACAAAATTCTGTTTTACGTAGCTCATTTGTTCCTCCCTAAGATCATTTTTCCAAGGACCGCCTGCCCCAGCACAGCAGAAGCCGCATCCATCGGCGGATCCGGCTGCGGAGGGTCGGGCTGATCCGGAATGCGGTCTTTCGGCCATGGGTCACAGGTTGCGGTGATTTTCACGGAAGCCTTGTACTCGCCAGGGGTCATCTCCACATCCAGCTGCCCTGCCCAGACCTCGCCGTCCCGGGTAAAGTAGAAACGCAGCCACTGCCCCTGCAGCAACGCTTCCAACCTAGACCGGATATATGCCCATTGTGTTTTAGGACGGTCGCAGACAAACTCCATCGAGATCTTCCGATTTTTGTGGTGTACGCTGCCATCCACCGAGCGGGTCAGATCCAGCAGAAAATCTGCGCCGGGCACCTCAACAAGCATAGAATCGGTTTCCGGTTTGCCAATTTGTGGAGAGTCGCGCTTGAGCCACAGCCCAAAGTCCGACCGCATGGAGAACGTCTTGGTCGGCGTTGTGATGCGCATATCGTTCATGCGGGGGTTTTGGGCGGCGAGCGCTTCCAGTGTGGCATAGTCTCTCATGTGTAGGTCACCTCGGTTCCGTCATCAGCGATCTGCACTGCAGGTACTGGAGCGGCGGGAGATTCAGGCGGGCTGTAGATTAGTTTTTTGCCGTCCCATACATAGTCGCTGCAGCTCGTGCCGTTTCCAGTCTCGGGAAATTCGTCAAAAACAGCCTCGTTGGGCTCAGGTACGGGCAAAAAGCTGATATGGTACCATGCGCCATTGTACAGTCTGCCATCAGAGCAAACCTTTGCCAGATACTTAAAGCCTTCTTTTTTCATTACATAAACCCATAAATCTTGTATGGCACGCACATGCCGTTGCTTGTGCTCCAGCCGTCGCTCGTGGGGGACTGCAGGGAGAAGTAGGTTGCGGTGCCGAGGACACCGGTTGTATAACTCGAAGTTCTTTCGTACCCCTCGCCAAAAACGATGTGGTCTGTATATACGGTCACGCTGCGTTTGTGCACGGTGTTCCATGGGTATACCATGCTCATTTCCACGCCATTCACGGGCACATAGAGACCAGTCCCGCATTGCCACCGCCAGAGAACCACGTTCCGTCTTTCTGGCTGCGGAACAGGATCAGCAGCGCAGAGTAGCCGGACAGGCCGCTCGGTCGGATAGTCTGGGCGGCAAAAGTTGTTTCGCTGTTATACCAGAGCTCCTGCTTGTTTCGAATGCCGTGGAAAGTAATTGAACCGCTATTGATCGAGCAGCTGCCCGCGCCGTCCGTAATGGAGATGGCGTTGGACTGGATATTGACCATGCTGCTGCCGTCCGTGACCCGGATGCCGTCATGCATGATTTGCACCCGTTTGCCGGGCAGAGAATCATGTCGGACGACAAGGCCGTTCTGCGGGGTGTACTCCAAAAAGTTTGTGGCGGTCTTGGCGGCTTCATCGGAATCCTTTTTTGCTTGTTCGGCGTATTCAAACAACCGCTTCAGCATATCCTGATGGTATTTTTCAGAGGTATAGGCACTTTCCTGCAGCAGATTGGTCGTGCCCATGTTGGCCACCTGCCGGTCAGTCAGGGTGCGGCGGGTCATGCCGAAGGTGAACTCTTTCTGCGCAGGCTTTTCCAGCGGCTCTACCAGCTTTGTGCAGAGCATCACGGCATCCACACTGTGCGGTGCGCTGACAATGTGGGAGTACATGGAAAAATCCAGCCGGTCTGTATCGTAGCCTGCGTCTACGAGGTCCACCGCCCGGATGACGTAGCTGGTTTTCATGGCGTAGTTCTGCTGCAATGCCTGCACACCGGCTGCAAAGGTGTCGTTCGCGCTGTCGGTGTCAAGTTCCACGATGCGGGTGATGATGCCGAACTTCTGCACGGCTGCATTGTTCTGGATCCAGCCCTCTTCCAAGTTGTAGGAGTAGCCAGATGCAGGCAGATACTGCGCAACAGTAGCGGCATCTGTTTCCATGATGCCCCAGCGCTCCTCGTGCTTATCCTTGGAGGGGTCCCGCCACCACATAAGCTTGTAGTACCACTTGGAGGTGTCCACCGTGTGCTTGGAGCCGATAGGATAGATGCGGGTATAAAGGTCGGTGGCGTCGGTGGTCTCGCTCAGGTTGAGCAGGTTGCGTCCATACTCGATTTTCTGGGCGGTCTGCCGCTTGGCTTCCACTGCCTGATCGCAGTAGTTCAGCACGTTGTAGCCGGTAGCCGCATCAAAGCTGCAATAAAAATACCCGCCGAACACTTTGAGCACCAGCTTGTCCAGAATGTCCCACACTTTGCCGTAGTCCTCGCCAACGCCGTACTGGTCGGCATCGCCGAACTGCACCACAAGGTTGCCCAGCGCCGCCGTCACGGTGCCAAGCTGGAAGCATTTCATCTTGCTTTTGACCTGATCGTTGTGTGCGTCGATCAGGTGCTGCAAAAACTGGCGCAGCGTGCCCTTGTAGTTGAAGGGGGTGATGGAGGAATCGTTGAAATAGCTCAGCGCGCCCTCGCAGTACACTACCCGCCGGTTATAAAAATCGGCCTCGTGCTTCAGCACCCGTCCGCGCCAGATTTCTTTGCCATCCCGCCGCACCTGCACAACCGTGCTCAGCTTTTGCAGCATATCGTACTGTGCATGATCCCGCGTCATGGTAAAAACAAGGCTGCCGCCCTTGCTGACCTCGCGGGTCAGCTTGGGGGACAGCACCAGCGCCTGCGGGTCGTTGGGACGATAAAGCAGCAGCTTTGCGTCTGGGTTGCCGTAGGGGTATGCGTAGATATCGTACATATTAGTTTCCTCGTTCGCTCAGCACCGTAAGGTCTCCCAGACTTCTGTTTACACTGGGGGTAATGATGCGTCCCACCTGCTCGCCGTCAAGCGCGATCACGCTGTTTCCGGCTTCCGGCAGATATTTCTCCACCACACCGTAGAGCCGCTCCATCTGCGCCTGCATTTTGGCCTGATATGCCAGCATGGCGTTGTTGTCCGGGTTCATGACGTAAGGATCGGTGCGGTAATCATAGCCTGCAAAAGCACGCTCGTTGCCGTACCAGTAAGCGTCCTGAATATCCTTGTAGGAGTGCACGTGCTGAGTGGCAGCGGTGTCCTTGCTCTTACCTTTGCCGAACTTCGCAAACAGCGCAACGCCCAGCGCCACCACACCCGCCACAATGGCGATGATCGCGGCAACCTCCGGGTTCGAGATGATCAGGCCGCCAACCTTTGCAATCAGCCCGCCTACGCCCTCGGCGATCGTGCCAAGGCTGCCCATGCTCCCGGCAAGGCCTGCGATATCTGCGCCCGCGTTGGAGACAAAAGTGCCGATGCTGGTACCCATGGTGCCCAGCACGCTCATGATCTTGCTGCCGACGTCGGAGACATCCACGTTCAGGCCATTCAGGATATCCTGCACCCCGCCGTCCTTGCCCAGCGCATTGCCCAGACCCTTGGCGATGCCGTCCGCGATGCTGCTGCCGATGTCCCAGGCTTTCTGCGAAATGCTGCTAATCTTATCACCCAGCGCCTTGTTCAGCTGCTGGATGAGGTTCTGCCCGAAGTCATCAATGAACTTCTGGCTTTCCGGTGCAAGGCCGTTGTACAGTGTGGACAGCACCCACTGGCCGATGGACTTCCAGTCCTTGCTTTTTACGGCAGAGATCAGCGTGCTGAAGGTGCCCAGCACGCCCTTGTCGGCTTCCTTCTTCCAGCCCTGCACAAGGCCGGAGAAGTTCTTGGCGGAGGCTTCCTCCAGCGTTTTTGCCACCTGCTCGGTGCCGTCGGCGGCGATGGTCTTTACCTCCTTCACCGTGCGCAGGGCGCCGTCGATGATGGCGGTGTAGGTCTTGGTGATGGTCTGCTTCTGGCTCTCGGTGCCGTCGGTCAGGGTCTCGGTC